CCCTTTGTTGTAAATTAATAATTGCCCTCTGTCATTTGATTTACAGAAACCCTCTAATTCGTCTAGCAATTTATTTTAGTGATGTTTTTCATTTCTCTAATTAATAGTCAAATATATTAAAACAATGTTAATTGTGCAATATGTTGTTCAATTCTTTTAATTGCGTTATCGTAATACTCTTTATCCAATTCACAAGCCACTAATTCAAACTTTCTATTATGACAAGCTATTGCAATGCTGCCGCTTCCTAAATGTGTATCGAGTATCTTATCTCCTTCTTTAGCGTAGTTATCTAAAAGCCATTCGTATAATCTTACTGGCTTTTGTGTTGGGTGATGCTTCTTTTCTGCTGATGTATTTCCTTGTAAATTACCATAATATCTATAATCAAAAGTTTGAGCATTTTTATCAAAAGAAGTCCAAGCTAATTCGCCATCTGCAAAATTAGGAACTGGATTACCTTTGTGCCAATAAATAAAACATCTACCACCAAACCCCCAAATAAATGGAAAGTAATTACCCCCCCAAATGATTTGGTTTTTTGAAACCCTAAACAACTCTTTAAAATAATCTTCATTTGGTGCGATATTCCAATCTTTTTTTTGCTTCTCCATTCTAAAGTTTAATATAGTTGTTTCTTTGTTACCATATCCATAAGGAGGATCAACAATAGCCAAATCAAAATAGTTATCAGGATAACGTGCCATTAAAAGCATATTGTCCTCGTTTGTTATAGTTATTTTATCTGTTACTTTCATTAAAATAATTGATTTAATGCATTATCATCTTTTTCTTCAAATCCTTCCAAAATATTTTTTGACTTTAAAAACTCTGATAAAGTCAAAACGCTTTTATACTTTATCGTTCTTGGTACTTTTGATTTGTTTGTGAAAAAATACCTTCCTGGAGTAAATGTTTTATTAAAATGCTTTTCAGGTATTACAATATTCACATAAGTCTTGAATTTTTCCCAAACCCACTTTTGATTAATTACTGCTAATCTTGTCATGTTGTTTTGATCAAATGATGGCTTTACTTCAATAAAAGAATAAATCACACCCCCTTTTTCTTGCGAAATAATAAATTGAAGTGATGACCTTTCCTTTTTCCTTATTCCTGAATCAATCAATGTCGTGAATTTATCAATTGCATTTTTATTCCAAATAACAAAAACGTCTGTTGTGTAAACGTGGCCCTTCATTATTTCTTCACTTACAATTTTACTTTTTGTTTTCATCTGTTGCTCATATTCACAACTAATTGAACTGGACAATGGAAATGCTGTTGGTTGCAATTCTATTTCTTTAATAAATCCTTTTTCCTTTAGTTCTAATAACCACCAAAAAAAATACATTTCTTCATTACTATCAAATTGTTCTTTCATTGTATATGTTTTTAATTATTTTTTGAATTACATTAACAGTAATAGAATTACCTGCTTGTTTATAAGTCTGACTATCCGAACAAGGCTTAACAAATGAATCAGGAAAGCCTTGAAGTCTGAAACATTCCAAAGGAGTTAATCTTCTTATTTTATCTGTTATTACAGCTTGATTACAAGCAGTATCTAAAGTTTGTGAAACTCCTTTACCAACCCTCCCACGTCTTGTTTTTGAATTGGGAACAGAAAAATTAATTGAATCTCCCTCTTTTGCTTCTTCATAACCTTTTTTAGTTGCTGAGTTTACTTGAACATATCCATTTGCATATCCATGTGTTCCAGAAGACAAAGTTGGACTTGTTCCTTCTTCACTAAACACTTTACTTGCTTGTGTATCTTGATTAATATATCCAACTTTAATGAAATTGTCTTGTCTTCCCATTTTAGCCATTTCTGTTCTTAATGTTCTGGCAGTTTCTGTTTCATTAATTAAAGGCGTTGTTACTGTGAATTTTTCTGATTTATGATTTATTAAACAGTTTAACATTTTATCACTCAAATAATACTTTTCAGGAACTGAGATGTAATTCCCTGTCCAGTTCTGTTGAGATGTTAAACATAAACTAATATTGCCATCTATTTGAGTAAACTTCTTTTTTAACCGCTGTTCATTAGTAATGTGTTTAAATCCCTTATCACTAACAGTGTGTTTATTACTTGGATTATCTTGCAATAAATCTTTTAATCTCAGGTTTAATGGTTCTTTTATTGGAAATCTAAATTCCCGATAATCTTTAAATCCTACAATGAAAATCCTTTCTCTATTTTGAGGAATACCATGTTCTTTTGTATTTAATACCTGGTAATAAATATGATAGCCTAATCCATCATCGAAATAAGGAATTGAATGTTGTCCGTTTACTGTTCCACCACCATCTGAAAGTATTGATATAATCGTTTGAAATGTTTTACCATTGTCATGACTTAATAATCCTTTCACGTTCTCCAGTATAAAAGTTTTAGGTTGGTTAATCTTTATAAATTCTGCCATATTAAAAAACAATGTTCCTCTTGCTTCTTCAAATCCCTTTCGATTACCTGCTAAACTAAACGCTTGACAAGGAAACCCACCAACATATAAATCTAACTGTGGCACTTCCGAATGATTCCTTGTTGTAATATCATCATAAAACTTTTTACAATGATGATTAGCTAAATATGTCTGTTTTGCATACTTATCAATGTCACAAGCAAATTCAACCTTGTGTTTTATTTCTAAATTCTTTAATGCTTGTTCCGGTGATCCTATTCCACTAAAATCTGTTCCAACTAATAATTCTTTCATAATTTTTCGTTTAACATATTACTCACTCGTTCCTCGCTCCGTCATACGTTTGATAACAGCCAGTAATTTGCATTAAAACGCAAACTACTTTGGTGTTAGCAAACATTAAAAAGGAGTTCCATCTTCATCTTCATCTTGCTCAACATTCTGAACTTTATTTGATGGACTAAATGGTTTTGCTTCCCTATCTGAAAATTCAACATAATCACCAGTAAAAGTCAATTCCAAAGTTGCTAATGAACCGTTTCTGTGTTTTTGTATTAAAATCAATGCTAAATCTTCAGGTGAATTATTCATTTTGTAGTATGCAGGTCGCATCAAAAATTCAACAACGTCTGCATCTTGTTCAATTGATCCTGAATCACGTAAATCTGACAATTGTGGTCGTTTTGATGTCCTTTCTTCAACTTTCCTTGACAACTGTGATAAACATACAATTGGAACGTTTAATTCCATTGCTAACAATTTAAGCATCCTTGATATTTTTGAAACTTCACCTTCACGATTTCCTTGAAATGATGGATGTTCAATTAATTGTAAATAATCAATCATTATAATATCTAATTTACCTTTTAAATGTAATTCAATACATTTTGACTTTATTCCTTGAATTGATTTTATATTATCAAAGATGTGAAGTTTATCAGTTTCTAATCTTTTTATTGCGCCATTGAAATATGTCCATTCATTTGCATCTAAATTTCCTTTTTGAATCTTTTCTAACTTCATTTGTATTTCTGCAGAAATCATTCTTTGCATCAGTTTAGGCCCTTTCATTTCTAAACTAAAAAACGCAACATCTTTTTTTTCTTCACAAGCAATATGTCGTGCCTGTGTTAATACATAAGCAGTTTTTCCCATTGATGGCCGTGCTGCAATATAAATCAAATCTGATGGTTGCCACCCGTTTGTGATTTCATCGTGCTTTGAAAATCCTGATTTAACACCATTTATTCCATCGTGTTTTTTTGCAAACTCCATTTGCTTCATCACTTCACGAATTAAATCAACATTGCTTTTTTGTGTGTTTGGTTCAATAATATTAAGAAGTTCATTTGCATATTTTGCTATTTCTTCATTAGTTTCCATTATATCTATTGTTTCATCATAACCTTGTGTAATAAGTTCACTTCCAATTCTTACATGTTCACGTTTGATGTAATGTTCTAATAATAACATTGAATGACTTTCAATATTTGCTGCACTTGCTATTTTGTTTGTTAATTGTGAAATATAATAAGGACCACCAATTAATTCAAGTTCACCATCTTTTTGTAATTGTGTAGAAACAGTCATTATGTCAATTGGTTCTGACTTTTCTTCAAGTTTAATACAAGCTGAAAATATTTTTTGATGTGATTCTTTATAAAACATTTCAGGTCTTAATATGTTTTTAACAAGAAACATTGCTTGTTTTTCTAACATAATTGCACCAATGACTGCAACTTCCAATTCAATATTTTGTGATGGTAATCTTCCAATATCAAACATTTGTGGATTTGTTGTTTTTTTTCGTGTGTTCGGTTTTTTATTTTCTGACATTTCTCTAAATTTTTAATTATTGTATTGTGAAGGATCGAAAGTTCCTGTGTTTTCATCATTGCTTTTATAAAAAGAAGTATTTCTTTTACTCCAAGTTCCAAGCCTTCTTTTTACATCAAAAACTTTTTCCATTTCAAAACGCATTTTCTTTCCGTTTGGTTTTTTTTCTGTCCAGTATAAATAAAAATTATTTAATAAATCTTTTCCATATTTAGATAAATAAGGCTGTAAGGATTTGCTAAAATCCTGTTCTCTTTTATTTATATCATTAACAATAACATTAACATTTACATTATCATTAACACTTACACTTACAGTTGAATTCGTTGAACGTTTTTCAACGTTCGTTAACGTTTGTTGAATTTCGTTAACATCATTTTCTTCTTCTAACTTTTTTATTCTTCTAACTTCAGCACTCTTTTTACCTGCTTCACTATATTGTTCACGCTTCTTTTCATACTTGATTAAATCACGCTTTAATTGTTGTTTAATAGGCTCGAATGCAATTTTGACTATTATATCATCTGTCACTGGTTCTTCATCATTTACATAACTAAGAATGTGTTTAAATAATAATCCTGCCTTATCATCAGGTAATTGATTGACCGTATAAATTAGGTCGCAGTATAATACAATTGATTTTTTGTCTTTCATAGCTTCAAGTTTTTTAATTCAAGTTGTTTAAAAGAAGTGTGCAGGAACTTGAAACCTCGTTGAATTAAGCCGCTAAACTTAAACACACTACAAATATATAAAATAATCCTATTCAAACAAGTTTCCTTGAATAATTAATGTATTGTTTAACTTCGATTTAAGGCTGTCATCCATTCTATTTGGAAAATCCTTCAACAATCTTTTAATTATCTTTCTAAACTTACTTGATTCTGTAATGCTTTAATACTTGATTTGCTCATTTCTCTAAAATTTAATTGTTTATAATTCTTCAGGTGAAATGTCGTTTATTATAAACGGTTCTTCTTGCCACCTGAATTTTCTACTGTAATTAATTAATTTCTTTTTTCTTTTGTAATGGTCACGATCTTGTTTTTGCTGCTCTTTAAATGTCAATGGTTTATTTTTTGGAACATAATTTTTAGCAAAATAAACTGCATTTTTAATTTTAATTTTTAAAGCATTTACATTCCTGTAATCGTTATTATAATAATTTTTACTGCATTGAATACACTTGCCATTATAACCAGTTTTATTTGTTTTATGCTTATAAAAATTACCATCATAACAATCATATTTTTGACCACAACCTTTGCATTTTACAGGTTTTTCCATTATGATTTTAAAAGTTCAACATTATTATCAACTTCAATCAGAAATTCTTTTAATCTTATATTAAGACGTTCAATCATTTCAGGATCAGGAAAAACACGTTCAATGTAAAGGCGCTTATTTACAGGCATTTCAGGACAATATGAAATAAAGTCACACCATTCCTTTTCACCAAGCCACAAATGACCTTGTATTTGCCATTTATAAGCTGAATCAACACCGCCTTTTTTAATCCTTTTCCATTGTATGTTTGGAATAACACTTTTGATTTCAATACATCCATTAGTTCCAACATTACCATCAGGACTATCACCTAATTTTTTGTCGTCACTATAATGAAATCCACCCTTTGTTACCTCACAGAACGTTTCTATTTCATACAATTCAACAGCTACTGGTTCAAGTTCATGTCCTCGTTCCATATACCCATTTTTAAATGATGAACTTTCATCACGTTCATTAGTGACAATCTCTAATGCAATTTTTTGTGCATATTCAATTGCAGGTGTGCCAAATGCTTTTCCTTCATTTGCCATTATTTTAGCAAAGTTCGATGAAGTCGCTTTTCCTAATCTTAGTGAAAACCATTCTTCAGTATTTTGATTTACATCTATCCACATAATAAATCAAAATTTTCTTGTGAAATTATGTAGTGTTTGTTTAATGATTCAAATGTTGCTGTTCCATTTTTGACAGCATCTTTTGCTCCATCCCATTTATTTGATTTTGGATTCAATTCAGGCTTCTTTTTAACTGGAATAATCTGTTTGATTCTTAATGCATCAACCAATTCACCAAACGCTTCAATTCCATCCTGGACAAAAATTGTTATCTGTTTTCCTTTCCAATCTTCTATGTAAGGAGTTCCATATAATTTTTCAATTATCTTACAATTAGTTTTATTCAGAATCATCGGTTTTGATTCACCATTGACAGCTTCTTTAAAATATGCAACTGTACAATCTTCTTTTCTTCCACCTGTGCTTTTTACTACTTCTTTTTTTACATTAACGATTGTTAATGTCACTTCTTGATTTTCTAACAAGGAATATGAACCTAAATAATCATAATTAAAATTCTTTTTCCAATGTGTTAATGTTGTTTCTTGATTTTTCATTTCTCTAAGTTTTAATGTGTTATAAATTTAATCATTTTATTTTGTAATACCAAACAAAAAATTAAGCGAAACACCTGTTTCATTCTTAATTATCATTATTTCTTTTATCCTTAATTTACCTTCTTCCAACCCTTTGCTCCATTGTGTAATGTACCATCCTGCCGTTTTAGGATTCATTTCAGGTAATACTTTAGCACCCAATGAAGTTTGTGTCATCTTGATTGTTTCAGCACTTTTATTGTCATTAAAATACTTGATTGATTCTTTAATCTTTAATCCCATTTTTTTGTTTTTTTGGTTGTTCAATTACTTCCTTTACTAAAGGTTTATTTGCTAATTTTTTAGTGAATTCACTACTTAATTTATGGTTGGTTAATTTATGATCTGATAATCTTCTAAAATGATGTATTCCATATCCTGCTTCTTTACCACCAACCCAATAAAAACCTGCAAGAACTTCTTCAAACAAAAGACCACCCAAATATGAAAAGCCTCTTATTGTAAATATTTCATCTATTTTAGGAAAATAAAGAACAGTTAAATTATAGTTTATGTTTTCTTCAAATTTTTTAACACAAATCACTTTTTCACCTTTTTTCATTTATTTGATGTTTTACGATTAACAATTAAATCATAGAAATCCCATAAACGACTATTCATTTCATTTAATTCATAATCATTTTCAAATTTTCTAATTGATTCCTTTACTACTTCTTTTTCTTGATCTGTTGAATACTCAACTTTTAGAATGTTCAGTTTTATTTGGTTATATTCTGAATCTATGTCATCACTCATTCCCATATTATATCGTTATTGATTAATTCTATTTTAATTAAAGCGTTCATTTCCCTATACATTTTTAAGGCTCTGTTAAATTGTCTTAAACGGTTTGTATTCCAACCAAAGAATAAACATATTTCTTCAATACCTTCTATGTGTTCTGATAGTATCATCTTTGTATTTTTTAACCCCATAGTCTTTTAGCAAGATCCATGTTCTTTTTCATTTCGTTTAAATTTTTCTTTGCGTATGTTAGGGAGTATGAATGTTCTTTCTTTATCTCTCCACTTTTCAATCCTTCATGTTTCATTTCAGCTCTCACTAATTCAAATTCGTAATACTCTAAACTTTCAGGCATTGAAAGGTTTATTGTTTTAGCTTTATCTTCCCAATAAGCAACCCTGCTTTCGTATTCTTCTGCTTTTTTTGAAAATTCAACTGACTTACTCATATTATTATTAGCTTGTTCAAATAGTTTCCGATGTCGTTTTTCACTATGATGTCCTATTTTAATTGGCTCACCCAAACTCAAAAAATCACTATCCTTATTTGATGCTTTCCAATAGTCTGTGCTTTTCTTTTCGGCATTTAAAGAAGCACTTTCAAGTTTTTTAGCTTTCCGTTTTGCAAATTCCTGAGAATTAAAACCATCAGATCGAACTATTGAATAAAACCAATAGTCATCTTTTTGTCCTATAAAGTTGAAAACAACACACTCATGTTCTTTTCCGTATTTAGTAGTTAATATAATTGTTTCTCCACTTTTTTGCCGTTCTGTACATTTAGCAATAAAAACATTTGGAGCAAATTTTTTGTAAGTATTCATAGTTATTTAAGTTTTAAATGTATAATTGATTATTATGAATTAATTCATTAACAAGGTCACTGTTTTCATCATTGAATTGCTCCAGTTGTTCATCATTCAATTCAGTTCCATCTTGAAAACTTGCTGAACTAATAAAGGCATCACAAAAATCAGGGAAGTCCTTCATATCAATTCCTTCTATTTCAATTGAACTTTCATCAATTGTTGCTATGTCAATTTTCTTTTTTAGTAGGTGGTCAAGTTGTTTAACTTGTTTGTCCATTAGTTTAAATATTTTTTCCATTTCTCTATTTTTTATGATTAATATTAATTGATATTTCTGTGAATTGATTTTTCTTTTTTTCTTCTAACTTCTTTGCCCACATTTCTTTGTGTCCTTTGTAAAAGTTCTCTCGATATGCTTCAAAGAAGATGTCTAATTGTTTACTCATCTTTTTAATGGTTTTCTACATCAAAAGATTGAACCTTGTTTTCAATTTCCTGCTTTAATTCAATCATTAATTTTGGTGAAATACTTATTTCTTCACTGTCTTCATCATAAATGTTTTGAATACTTATTGAAACTGTATCAACAAAATAAATTATTCTGTCTTCATCTTCTGTTCCTGATTCGTCTTTTGAATCAAAAACAACATCAATCATTCCATTAATCGTTGCTGTTAATGTATCAAATAATTTTACCTGAACATCTTCAAATTCATAAGTGGTTTCTGACTGGTTTAAGTTTAATCTAAAGTTAATTAATTCCATTTCTCTAAAGTTTTATTGTTAAAATTATAATACAAATATACACTTTGTTTTGTTATTACAAAACTTTTAATGAATTTATTTTTTGTTATTACAAATAAAAAACCCCTAAATCAGAAGAAATAGGGGTTTAAACAAATAAACATTTTAGAGAAATGATAGATATTTGAACTTCAAATGTAGTAAATTTTATTTACTTCTTAATGAATATACGATAAGCAAAGAATAATACAACTGCTAATACTATCCACCACCAAAAACGACCAAAACCATTTAACACTTGTTCCCAAATAGTCAGTTGAATAGGCTTAATAATTTTAACAGGCGTTTTAATCTGTTTTAAGAGCCTTTCAGGTGGTTTGGTTACAGAATACCCAATGTTGCCATTTACGTTGTAGAAAAGGAACGTGTACCCATCTACGTAGTGTGCAATAGTATCTTCAAAAGGAAAGTATTCAAATATCTTTTCCCTTACTAATTGTCGTATTGTATCATTCTTTATTTCATACAACCAGGATGTGTCACGTTTGATTGTTATAAAGCTGTCAATTTGAACCTTTGGAATGTCAATTGTAACTGTGTCGATTATTGTGTCTGTCTGAATTAGTTCAGGACACTTTTTTAAAACCCTTTCAAGTTTTCTGTTGCACCTGTTCTTTTTCCTTAAATCCTTATTTATAAATGGATTGCATGACACCATTAAAAGCGTCAATAAAATAACCGTACTAATTTTTAATAACCGCATACACTATAATTATAATTATTATTCCGACTATCCAAAGACAACCATTTCCGACCTTATCAATGGTTTTACTTATTTCTTTGAAATCTTCTTCAATCTGTGTTTTCATTGCCCTTTTTATTAAACATTTTACTAACTGATGTCAAACCTAACAATGTACATCCTGCAATTAACATCGAATTAAACAAGTTTTCATTAGAAGTGTAAAATTTCAATCCATCCAGTATAAAGGAAAGGCAAACCAAAATCATAATGATTAAACCCCATAACTTCTTTGATGAAAATTTACCATCTTTTTCTTCCCTAAGTTGATCATTCCAAAATCCCATAATTTTAAAGTTGAATTATTTTTAAGATAAATGTATCAGGCAATGCATCATACATCTTTTTTAAAGTTGCTTTACTATTGGTAACATCTATCAATCCATCCTTGTCAATATCTAAATGCTTTTCACCAACTCCAATACATCCTAAAAGTTGTCTTGAATAGTTCGCATTGTGGATTAAAATATAATCACGATTAGGAACGTCAAGAATATGGAAATGATCTTTGTATTTAGCGCTGTGTCTTTTTACAACAGTATAAATTCCATTAGGTATTGCATCATCTCTTTTTGCATTACAATCAACTTCCAATTCAACTGTTTTACACACAAATAATGGTTTTATACTTTCACCATAATACTTAAAATCACCAATGGTTTGTGTTTTATTGCTTGGTTCTCTACTTAATAAAGCAGCATAATCACGTTCAATCCTTTCTTTATCATCCATAACCTATCCGATTAATTCAGTAAATCCATCACCAAGAACAGCATCAATACATTCTTGCATAAATGTTCCAACCAAAACACCTGCTCCTGCAGCATCATTTAAATCAGTCCATTCTTGATCAGTACATTGCTTCACTAACTTAAAAGTTTTAAATTGATCTATCTCCGGAACATTCTTTTTACCATTATCAAACGCTGTTTCCGTTAAATAAATAGGACATACAAATACAACTTGTTTTGTACTAACTATTTGTTGTGGGTTATTACATACTGCTAATGATCCACTTGCAACCAATCCACCATCAGGACGATTTAGTTGTTTATTGATTTTTACTTTTGGCATAACTTTATATTTTAGGTGTTAATTTATTTACTTTTTCAGACAATTCTAAATATTCAGACATCGTTTTTCTATGACTTAATCTTGATTCATCTTTTTGTGTTGATGACAATTCATTTCCAATTGTTGTTATTGTCAAATCAATTGCTGTTTTTAACAATGTAATTTCTCTTTTATTTAATTCTTTCATCTCTATATGTTTTTTAGTTCATACAAATGTAAATATTTTTAAGGAACTAATGTTCTAGCTGTTACAATACCACCGCTTATTGTCAATGTAGCAACATCACCTGTTCCACCACCTGCAAAAGTTAAAACCTCTGTTATTCCATTAAGACCATTAAAATTGAATCCTGTGTCTGCCCTCACCTTCGCAAAACTATGTACTTTTTCCAATGGTGTACCACCAAATCCACATCTGTTTGTTCCTGCATCAGCAAAGAAATTCTTTGCATCGGTTTGTGATCTTAGTGTGAAATCACCACTTGCTAATTGGCTGAAATTATGTTCAAAACTATGATCCATTTTTAACCTCCAGTTCCAAGTGTCTGCAAATGCTGCTCCACCTGATTTGATAGAGAACTGTAATACTGCTGCACTTTGTGAGAATGATTGAAGTCTTAAACATTCTGTTGCATCTGCTACCCTATTATGTATGTTTAATATTGATGGCCCTGCTCCATTCGTATGTTCACCTTGATTTGATATTGTTGTCCTTCCTAATGCTCCTGTTGAATTCTCAGTCATTATTGCATTATTGATTGTCATTGCTGCATAATGACCTACTGCTGCAACACTTCTTGGTTGAACATAAATTGAGGCATATCCTTCTTCATCACCATCGTCACTTTTAAAAGCAAATTTTAATAATGCATTATCCGTCACCAAGCTATTTCCTGCTACTGGCTCTGAAAGAATTGAAAAAGATCCTGCTGATTGTCCAATACTTGCAGTCACTAAACTTCCTGGAACTGGAACTGTACCTGCTTGACCAAGTGCGACACTTGTTGGGTTAACATAAAACACACCATTATTAACACTTACTATTTCATCATTAGCATTAAACCATTCACCACTTATTGTATTCAAACTTATCATTCCTGATCCTGTTCCAACATCCATTCCAAATCTACCACGTTCTGCACCAAGATAATCACTAACTAAAAAAGCATAGTCGCTTATTTCATCAGTAGTTTTTACAATAACATCTCCACCCAAATGTATTAATTCATTTGTTGAGTGTGTAACAGTTCTTATTCCTGCTAATGTTCCATCTACATTATAAATGTTGTTTATATTCAAATTTAGATAAGCAAGAAGTTCACTTACTTTAATTTTTTTACTTACATCGTAACCACCAACTCCATCTTCATTAGAAAAATCTAAATAATCTAATGATTTTATTGGGTTTGATATTGCTGTTGCTGTGTAACCTGATATTTTTTCAGCCATAATTTCTAATTTTTAAAAGTTTCTTTTTGTAAATATTGTTTTATCATCTGTGAATTTAATGTTGTATCTTCTTTTTGGCGTTCCACTTATTACAGGCTTTTCAATTTCTTGCATAAATACAGGAATCCTTCTCCAAATTGATTCAGCTTTTACGGTGTAATCTGTAACTAATATCTCATTCGCTAATAATTTATTGTAAATTAAAACCTCAACAACTTCCCACGAAATTAACCTTGTATTCAAAGACCATTCACGTGCCATTTTTGACTTATTCTGAACCTTCTTATGTGTACTCGTTTCATATTCTGTTGTTTCATATATCGGTGACGGATTTCCAAACTGACCAGGAAGCCTTAAAGATTGATACCAATTTAAACCAGTGAAATCAAATTGACTTCCAAAGATGTTTCCATTCTGTGTTGATTCAACACGAACTGTTCCATTTGCTTGTACATCTGAATAAATCATTAATCTGAAAACTCTACTTTCAAACGTTGTCGCATTTCCTATTATATTCAAATTGGCAACAACAGTATAATTTCCTGCACCAAAAGCATTAAAAACAGATAACCAATCTAACAAGTAACCAACATACAATTGTTGTTCTGCACTCCCTGAAGGAAAACCATTAAAAAACGTTCCATAAGTGTTGTTATTTAAATCAGCAACTTTCACATTGTCTTTATGAAGTTCAATTGTAACTGTATCAACTGCAACAAACCTTTTGAAAAGAAATTCGTTTTGATCGTTTTTCCAATAATCAGTCGGATTTGAAGGACTTGCAAATGTATATTCAACATATTCACACGTAATAAAATCACAAATACAAATATCATTTGTTTCTGATGTTGGAACTTCAGGTAAAGATGGACCAAGTAATTTTCCTGCATTACCACTTGTATAAATATATGGTACTGTGTTTGGTTGTTGTTCTATTATCATTGCTCTACAATTTTAACTATTCCTAATTCTGTGCTTTTTAACACACTTTGTTCTGTAATTTTTCCACCAGGTATGTTGTCATCTTGTATTCTTGTTGATAGATTATAGTTAATATTAGGTTGTGCAACATTTCCATCAATGAAACATTCCATAACAACTAAACCACCAACAATTTGAACATCAAGTAATGTTCCAACAGAAGGAATTAATAATTGTCCTGAAGGTGGTAAATTAACACTTGACATTTCTGCTATTGCATAACCTGGTTGTCCTGTTTCTTCAATTCGATTTATTCCCCATAAACCAACTAATGATGTAACTGGACCACCTGAATTTGTCCAAGTTGCACGAAATAAAGTGTTTTGTCCTGTTAATATAGAGCCACCAAGATTTGTTGTTCCTGTTGCATCAAATGTTTCAATAACGTGTGACCAAATATTTGCACCACCATCTTCTTCATAATTATATGTAATTATTGGCGGACTTAATCTTAAATAATCTGTTAAACCTGAAACACCAAGTGTGTTTGTTCCAAATAGATTACCAAAAAACGCCAAATGTATTTGATAGCCATTTAAAAAAGAATAGTTTGAAGATTTTTTATTCAAATTATTATTTGGTTTTGTAGCATCAAAGAATATAGTGTCAACTCCTAAGTTTTGAATCCAATCTTGCCAACTGAATTTTTGACCAATTATTCCATCATAATTTTGTTTTGTCACTGTGTTTGTTCCTACACTTAAACTTACTTCATTAAATTGGTCACCTGTTTCTAATATGTAGCCACGTGTCGTGTTTGCAATTAACTGTTGAATACCTGCTGAAACTATTGCAGGAAATATATTAAAAGTGTATTTATCTAATTGAAAATAAATTTGTGTAATTGGATCATAAGCAACAAGAAGAAAATCTAATGAATTTAAGACTGCATCTTTACTTAAATTAAGTTGTAATGTGTAATCAAGAGCAACACCATCTTCAACCCAAACAACTGCATCTGTACTTCCTACACCGACACCAATTTGAACAGGGTGTGTGTATATATCAAACTTTGGAAAATCCCACAAATCAGGAATGTCAGCAGAAACATCATAAACTTCAACATCAGCTAATATTATAAGCCTATTTGAACCGCCTGAAGGAAGTGTCACATCACCAAGTTCAACACCAATAATAAAATAAATAGGTGAATTTGCGTTCAATCCTGCCAATCTTAACTGTTGTGCAACACTGTATTCAACATCAAATGTCAAAGTCATTGTGTTTGTTACAATGTTTGTTATCTCAAAATTGGTGATAAAATCTTGACCTGCAACTGGACCAACACCACCATTATTTATTGCATTATCATACAAGAAATTTTCTTTTAAATCTGTTAAGATTGTATTTGTATATTCATTTTGATTAGGTAAATATGAAACATAAACACCTGCTCTTTCACCTGCTGAAAAGTTACCTGAATTATTCTGTACAACAACAGTTACAGTTGTCTTTGATGAAACCAAAAGACCATCAGCATTGTTCGTTGTCAATGTTTCTTCATAAGCTGTTGAAAGTACTTCATAATCATTTTGAAACCCATTGAACACTTCACCGAAAAAAGCAACTGCACCAAGATTGTTGTCTGATATTGAAATCTTTTCAGTGTTTGGATTAGACAAGAAAGTTCTAAATCCTGATTCAAAAGCATATTTTATTGTGTTAAGTCCATTGAATAAATTAGGAAGAACACCGTTTTGAAGGTTTGAAAGTTCACCATCAATGTAATATGGAAGAATAGTGAATTCGTGTTCTATTTCAAAACGTTGAATGTCAGGTGAAGGATTTGAAACAAATCTAATTCTCATTGTTCCTGTTTGCCAATCTTTGTATTGACCTAATCTTGTCATATTAACAAAACTTGTCGGTCTAACAGCAGGATATGTTGCTAAACCAATGTTTTCACCATAAAAGCCTTGATCGTTTCCTGATACTTTGCTTTCAACATTAAAACTTTCAGCATTTTCAAGTAATCCAAATTTATAAACTGATGCAGTTAAATATGTTAATCCTTTTAATCCTGCGTGATTTGTATCTGTAATTGTTCCTGAAATTACATTATAAAAGAATGTTTTACCATCATTTGATATTGCTACTATTTCAATTATGGCTGTTGCTGGTCCATTTTCTGTCCATTCACAAATATCACCAATACTGAATCCATCACCTGCCCATGTGCCTATTGTTCTAACAACAGACTGAACACCAACATTTGTATTAGCTGACCATATATCACTTGCTGATGTAGCAGCTGACCAAGAAACATCGATTAAAGTTGTCATCTTTACATTCTCCATAACAGAACCAGTAAGATTCAATGTGTAGTCACTTAAATTTGAAACAAATCCAACATCATTTTTAAATTCATTGAAAAATTTAGTATCTCGTATAACTATATTTATTGACATAATTTAAACTTTTAAGTTGTTTTGTGCTTCTTTCAATAATTCATTTAACTGCTTTGAATCTTTATTTGCAATTGATGACAACACTCTTTTATGAATATTATTCATTGAAGATATTTTCATCTTTACATTCTCCCTTTCTTTTGCATCTTCAATCTGATTCAAATCATATTTGTTTGCTTCTGAAACTGATTCATCAGCAGTTGCCAATTGTTCATCCATTATTTCACCTAATAACTCACTGACTTGTTTCCATTTATCTGCCATCTTAATGTGGTATTATTTTAAATTCTCTTAAATTGTATGTATAAGGATTCCTTACAAAGAAACTTATTTTTGCTTCATCTTTTCCATAAGTCCAATCAAACTTTTTCATTTTAGCCTGTTGACCTTTATAATTAAAATAAGGATTAGATAATAGTATTAAAAAATCTTCAAGTCCAAAAGGAATTATTACATCATTATAAACAACTTTTTGACCATGCCAATTATCACGAACAAATGATTTTTCTTTGTGATACTTTTCATAAAGCACATCTGTGTTCCAAAGTGTTCTGTGATTTGTTGGCATTGTTCCATCTTCATTTAACCATAATAGTTTTGGTATTGAGTGCCAATTTGATGAAACCTTCAAAACACCAATCTTTGATTCAACTTGACCTGCAAAATTTGAACCACCACCAAAAGCACCTGTCACTGTGTCAATGAATATACCAACACTTTTTAATAACCTTTCAATTGCATTTAAATCATTCTTTCTATTACCTAATGTAACTGGAAATCTTGTTTCATTAAGTCCTTTTATTAATACAGATTTAGGGTTAATTACAGTAATTGGTGCAGTCCTAACTTCAACAGAAGTTCCAAAATAATCATCTATTGTCCATTCATCATTCAAATCAGTTATGAATGTCAATAATAAAGTTGCCTTTAATTCGTCTGTGTTGTATTCGTCTGTCTTGATTAAAACATCAGGTGCAACCCATTGTGATTGTTGCAACCAAAACGGATCGTTCTGTGGCCTTAAATGAATTGTGTTTCCAAATATTCCCATCTTCGCATAGGGTAAATCTTGACCAAGTTTGAACATATCTTCAGTTAAATATCCATAATCAAGTAGATTTGGAATTCCTGTTGATGTTCCCCTTGTTACACTGATAAATCCTAAAAATGCTTTTTCATCTGCATTTTGATTACTTGGTAAAAAATACACATTATTGTATTCAGAAATTGGTGCAACAAAATCATATCCAAAATGATTGGCCACTTTTTCCAATGCTGTTTTTAATTTCAATCCTTTGTGTTCTCTTTTTGGTTGAATCAAAGTGTTAAATAAAGTGATTGACATATCTATTATTGCAAGTAATAAAATTGCAGTATAAATTAAATTTATCAAGGTAATTGCAACCACTCTTATTGCTGCACCAATTTGACCGCCTAATGGAATAGAAAACAAAGCGACAACACTTGAAATTCCATCTGCTGTGTTCCTAACTGAAACAGCTAATTCTTTAACCATTAAATAAAGAACAATTGAAGACATCAATATTTCAAATAAATTGAATTTCTTTTCTACAACATAAGGAATCGTGATATAATCATTTTGAGTGAATACTCCTATTTCTTCAAGATAACCATAAGTTGTTCCAGTTAATTGCTCAAAGAAATTGTCTAATCCATCACGATCTTTTAAAGAAACAGTTGTTTCACCATCGTCAGGAAAATTCTTATAATCATTAGTGAAATCAATTAATGCTTCAAATATCTTTTGAACATTGTCCTGGTTATAAAGCCTTAAATCAAGATTCATTCCTTCAAATATTCCAACACCTCCTGTTAATCCGTTTGAAATCCATTGATTAATATCTTGCCTTGCCTGAAGATTAAACACAAAAGAATCTGTTGAAACTTTTGGTTGCATATCATTATTATCATATTCAGCAGTAATAACAACATCTTGCCATTCAACAGGTGCATTTCTAACAGCACCATTTAGAATGTATTGTGATTCAGTATTTTTTGAAATGTTTGACATTTAACTTCTTAATTTACTTTTTGTTATTGTTGTTTTATTCCCCTTCTTAATTATCAAAGTCATTAATTGCTTGACTTCATCAATTTTAACCGTTCCTTCAGGAATCTTAATGTTTGAAATTGATTGATTTAATTTATCTAATTTCTTTTCAATTCCACTTGTATTCATTCCATTTAAAACAAATGCACTTGGATTTAAAAATTCATTTGATGAATCGTGCTTCATTAAGTCATTTAATGTTCCACTATCATACATTCTAACAATGTCTTTTACTTCATCACGTGTTCTAAATCCTAATGCTTCACGATCTTTTTTTGAATATACTTGTTCATTAGGGTGTAATGTCCATAAACGACCACCTTTTGAATCAATATCACCACGCCCACCTGTATCATCTACACCATCAAATGCACTAAATCCTTGTGCTAATGCACGTAGAACACCGATGTCAGTAATAGTCTTTGCAAGGTTTCCATCATTCGCTTGAAATGCAGAAAGAACACTGAAAAACGCTTGTGTTTTAATTTGTCTTTTTCTTTCACGTTCCCTTTGTTGCTCTAATTCTGCTTCTTTCTTTTGCTCAAATGCAATTGATTCTTCTGAACTTAATTGTCCTTGTGCTGCCTTCTCTCTTAACCTATCAATTGTTTCTCCTGTTTTATCAATTTTTTCACCAATCTTTTCAATTCTTTTTTCAAACGCTTCATCTAATAATTCACCAATTAATTGAACCGCATCACTAACATCAAATTCTAATTTCTTAAAAGCATCACCAAATTCAAATAATGCTGCTTCTTCTGCTTTTAATTGTTGTATTCTTAATTCAGAACCTTTACCACCAAATTGTTCAATTATTGCAATTTCTTCTTGAATTGCTCCTAATCTGAAATTCTTAAACGATTCTGCTTTTGCTTTTTCAAATGCTTCTTCATTTTTAAAACCTGAACGTCTTGATGCAAATTCTGCTTTAGACAAATCTTCTTGAAATTTTATTTTTTCTATTCCTGCTTTTAATTCTTCATTATTAACAAATGATGACAATCTATTATTTTCAGCCTGAATTAATTCTTTCTTTTTAGCTTCTGTAATTCTTGAATTTGATTCTATTTGTTTGATGATTGCTTCACTTTTTGCAATTTCATTTGCTATTGCTTTTTCAGTAGAATCTTCCATTAAATCTCTTTCAAGTTTATCTATTTCTTCAAATGTAGATGTAACAATCCTTTGTAACCTTGCTAATTCTTCAGATTCAACATCAAGTTTGATGCTTAATTTTAGAATTTTTTCTTCTGTTTTTGCTCTTATTATTTTTTCGTTTAAATCACTAACAACTTTTGATTGGATTTCAATTAATCCAGTTAATTCACGAACATCTTTTTTCTTCTTTTTACTACTCGCTGCAAGTTCTTTATCACCTTGTTTTCTTTCTTCTCTTATGACAACCAATTTTGATAATAATAATTGATTCGCTGCAATTCTTTTTTCAATTCCTCTTGATTCATTAAAACTTGCTTTATCTAATAATGCTAAATCTGACTTAATTCTATTTTTAAGGTTGTTTGCAATCGTTTTCTGTGTCTTTAAATCCTTTTTAGTAAAGTCATCAGCAATTTGATCTGTTCGTGCTTCAGTCGCTTTATTTACACTTTCAATTTGTAAACCTATTTTAGTTTGAAATCCTGATATACTTTCAAAGGTTGTTATTATTCCATTTCTTGCATCAATAGTTCTGTTGAAGAAATTACCAATGGCAACACTCATTTGATCTATTCTGTCAATTGCTCCAGTAGAACCTTTTATTATTCCGCTAAAAACTCCCGATAAAACACCTTCACCATTTTCAATGTTTAAAATCAACCTTTCCCATGTTGAATCTAAAATCTTTAATTGTGCATCCATAGATTTCAACTGTTCATCAGTCATTTTTTTTAATGAACCTTCAGATAAATTGTCAAATTCGTTTGTCAATTCTGCTACCCGATCCCTATTGTTAGCCAAAATCAAACCTAAATTAGCTGACTGTTTTCCAAATAAATCACCTGCAACCTTTAACAATCCTAATCCATTTACACCTTCTTCTTGTGCTTTATTTATCTTGTCTAATGCTTGGTCTAAACTTATTCCTGATTGTGCTAATTTCACAAAAGAACTATTCAATAAACGACCTGCTCTTGCTCCCTTAATATTGTTGTCCTTTAAAACTCCAATCAATGCACCAGTTTCACCAATGGTTAATCCTAATGCATTCGCACCTGCTGTCACAAATCCAAATGAATCTTTTATTCCTTCAAAATCTAATGATGTACTTGTTCTAATTTTAGCAATTACATCAGCAAAATGTTCACCTGCATCGGCCCCTTTTTCAAACGCATTTAATGTTCCAACAAGTAATTCACCCGATTCATCAGCAGTTGCACTTAATCCGATTCCTAATTTAGTAACAGGGTCCAATAACCTTCTAACTTCACTTTGTGATTTACCTAATGCAGTTAATGATGTCGCTAATTTTGCAACCTCGTTTGATGTCTTAACTGATGAACCTGCAACTTTAATTATTTCTTTTTCAGTCGCTTTTAATTGACCTCTACTTGTTCCTGCTATCCCTGCAAGATTATTCATTTCTTTGTCAAACTCCCTTACTCGGTTGAAAGCATCTTTAAATGCTCCTGCAATTCCAAATATTAATCCAGTGATTCCAATAAATCCCAATCCACTTTTTAATGTTGCTCCTAATTTACCCCACGCAGATGTATAATTTCCAACATTCCTTTGTGATTGGCCAACTGATGCATCAACTCTTTTTAACTGTGCATCTAATTTAAGAACTTCAATTCTTAGTTGTTTTGTCTTGATGGATGCTTCACCTTCAGAAACAGCCATATTTTTATATTCTTTTCTTACCCTATTTAATCGTGCTGATAATGCAGAATAAGAACCTACAATCTTTGCATTCTCTAATACAAGTTGTTTTGTGGCTTTCGTTTGTTGTTGAATTTGAACCTTTAATTCTTGATTTTGCCTTCCTTGTTTGGAATTAGCAATGATTAATTGTTCTGATAATGCTTTCTTTTGCTTTTGAACTTTTAATGCAGCACGTTCAACTTCATTTAATTCACGCACTGCATCACGTGTTCTTTGAACACTTTGAATTGTTTTATTATCTTCTTGATTAAGAACTAATTTTTGAGCCTTTGCAACATCTTTAATTCCTTTTTCTACTTGATCTAAGGCAACAACTAATTGTTTTGCTTCGTCAACTGTTTTCTTAAACAGCCCTTGTTCAAATAATTCTTCATTCGTTACTTTAGCCATTTTTAACAGATTTTAAATATCCATAATATTGTGCAGTAGTCAAATCGTGTGAACTTAATTTGAAACCATAATGTTTTGACATTCTTGCCAATAATGATTCTAATTCTAACGGTTCACTTGACTTCTTTTGATTTGATGCCAATTCTTCTTCTTTTATCTTGTACATAGTACGAAGATGTCTTTGTCCGGTCAATATGAAATCAGCTTTTTCATTAGCTATTTCAACTTGTAATTCTAAGTCTTCTAAAAATTCAGGTGACAAACCGAATCTTTCAATGTATTCATTATACATCATTTCCCACGCCTCAAATAATTGTTGTAAATCATCAATCCCAACTTCAATTTTTTTCTCTTTTAATAATAAACTATAATCACCTGTTTTGTGAATATCAAACCATACTTTAATTGGTAATTCGTCTATTGTACGAAAACAATTAAGCTGCTCTAAGATTTCTGTTGATTTTTTCCAAAATGGCATCTCTAAAAAAGTTTATTACTGTTTGTAAATTTTCTTGATTCAATCCAACTACATCTTCACCCCATTCTTCAAATAAGTTAGTGTCATCTTTTTCAGGGTTTGCATCAATAATAAAACCACCCTTAAAAGGTTTAACAACAAATGATGCGTAAAATTCACCAGTGTCAAACAATGTAACTCTATTTGTTGGCTGTCCTTTCGCTTGTTTAATCTGTACGGTATAAGGCGAATATGAACCACCAATGCTTTCTAAAGTACGACCCATTGCATTTTCTCCCTTATCAAACAACTGTTTTTCTGTGTTCAACTCAATTACCAAATCTTGCAAAGGTTTTTGTTTTGCAATTTCAAAGGCAATCTGATCAACATCCAAAGAAATAATTAATTTTAATATGTTTCTAAGTGGTAAAAAATAATGAGCCATAACAATAGTTTAAAAAAAAGGGGAAAGGATTAACCAATCCCCTTTCATTATTTACTCTGATTCTGCACTTTCAACAGGCTTCTTTTTGGTGTACTTTTCAGCTTGTTTCCAAGCCTTCTTTACATCCATTATAACACCTGTGTAAGAATCGAAAAAATCAGATTTACTTACTCCTGCAAGGGCAGAAATTCTAAACTCTGTACCCTCAATCATTACATAGTCGCTATTCATACTATGGAATAGTTACTTGGAACGCAGTTAAATCATAATTCTTAGCCAATGGACCAGGTGTTTGATTTCTTACTTCTAATACATCAGCTGATGTCTGAACAGCAATAACAAACACATACAATCCTGGAGTGATTAAACTTTCAGTAGCAGAAGTTATTACCGCAACACCAGGAACAGGTGAAATCTCAACCATTGAGAAATCAGAAGTTGTCAATCCCTCAGCAGGTATTGGATTAGTAATACCACCATAAGTTGTGTTCAACTGAACTGTAAATCCTGTTGTTGAAACAGCAGTTGGTGTTCCTGCAATAACATCAATAAGACCTGTTGCACCTTTTAAGTCTGCTGTAATATCAACAGCTTCTAACATTTTTAAGTTTGAATCTTCCTCTAATTCAGAAATAGCAAACTTAATTCTTGTCTTAGCACTTGTTGAATTACTAACTGATGCTTTAATTAATTGTGCTGATAAACTTTCATCTTGTAATCTTACTGGATATAAGAAACCTGCAACAGTTTCAGATCCTTGTAAGTTTCCATCTTTATCAACTGCAAATACACCTGCTGTGATACATTTCCAAGAATTCATATTTCCAACAAATATCGGATCACCTTTTAATGCGAATCCTTCAAATGCTCTTACTCCTTCTTCAAGAAACACTGTTTGTGTGTTATCTATTTCTTCAGTGATGTCATCTGCACGTTCATCTGTTACTGATGTAAGATTTGGTGTTGGATACCATCTTGTTCTTGGATTTGCATCTTTTACTCTTGCATCAAGATAAGTTTGGTCTAATTTACCACCTGTTAATGCTGAAACATCAACACTGTTTATTGTTCCGTCAGGTTTGTAATACTCAACGAAAATTAATTTTTTTGCTGTTCCGAAAACATCGTAACAACTTGGACGACCTGTATTGCCTCCACCTGAATTACATGCACATAATGACATAGTTTCTAAGTTTAATAGTTAATATATATATTTAATTTTTATACACTTTTTTTCCGAACAATCTAACTGCATAATATCTTAGATAGTTGTCCAGTGTTTTACCTAAGTTTCTTTTATTTAATCTGTTTGACCATAATAACATCTCTTTGTCTGCAAATTCTTGTGCTGCTTTCATTCCGATTTCCTTAGCCATATATTTAGTATGATACAAATAATCGTGAATTAATGCTGCAAAGAAGAAGTCACCATAAGAAGGAAATGCCCACCACATAAATCTTGGTACAGAACTCCCATCAAATTGAAAGTCTTTTTGAATTATTATAACAGCATCATTTGACAACTTAACAGAAACGTTGTTCAATAGTCTGAAATGGCTTTTTTTTGTTATAGGATAAACAATACAAAGACGAACTAATCCGAGTTTTAAACTGGTTTCAATATTATGTAGGTCAATATCCAACATCATTTATTATTCTTAATAACAACTAAAAGTTCCATCATTTTATCAATCTTATCATTCATCTTGTCTGTTGCTTTTTCTATTCTTGCAACATCTTTTTTGATTGATTGTATTTGTTGTTGATTAACAACTGGAACAGTTTTAATTATTTGTATTTGTTCTTTTATCACTTTAATATCTTTTGTCTGCTCTCTATTCGTATCAGAATTTTGAGCCATCACATAATTGGTGTTAAAATAAAATGTTACCGCAGTAAGAATTGAAGCAAGTGCAATACCCACCATCCATTTAATTATGTGTTGTTCTACATTTTCCCAAACTGTTTTCTTTTCTGTCATTTTGTTTTAAGATAAAGTGTTTATAAAATTTGCTTTTTCATCTACTGTTAATAAATCTGATCCATTTACATAATCAATCAACTTTTCATTGCTTCCGTTTAAGGCTTCTAAAAAACATCTACCACCTGATTGTCCAAAAGTTTTAATTTTGCTCTCAGCGTCTACCTCTGTCATTCCTGATAGGATAAATGATGCTTTTAAATTCGCTATTGCTGTTACAACTTTATTCATTACTAAATTGTTAACTCATTAATTAAAAATGCTTTCGCTGCTGCATCCATATAAGGATAAGTAACTTCATCAATTAAACTGATCGAATCAATTAACGGTTGTGTGTTCCCTAATCTATAAGCATATAGAAGGTGTGCAACTGCAGTAGATACTTGAGTTACCTTAGCATTAACATTAGTTAGTTTAACTAGATCTGTATCTGCTGATGCATCAAGACTAATAAAATAAGCAACAAAACCCATAGTAGCTTCCATTAACTTAACCTCACGATCATCACATCTCTTATCATACTTAGCTGTAACTAACTGCTCTTTTTTCCATAATTTTCTTCCCATGACTTATGCTTTTAATAGTTCAAAACTTATTACCTCTAATTGACCAGCGTAAGAATCAGCTCCAGCACCAGTGGCATTTCTTGTTAAAGTAAACAACAAAGTATCTGCACCAACAACTCCTGTCATTACCCCTAATATTATATTAAAGCCTATATCTGTTAACTCAGCACTTACATCTACATTTTGTTGAGCTATTGAAGTAACTGTAGTTGAAGAATTATCTCCATCTACAACAATTCCATAATCTACAAGTAAACCTACAGTATCACCAACACCGCCGTTTGTACTTATTCTACAGTGTAACTTTATCTGCATATTACTTCCGTCGTAAGCTGCTCCGTTTGCTCCAACTAAATTATCGTTAAAATAAACAGCATCATCAGAAGCACCATCAAAAGCTAAATAAACTCCCGCACCACCATTAATAAAAAAGGATGCTCCACTACTAAGTAAAGTTCCTAAAGCTACGGCTGGTGGTTGCCAATCAGTAGATACTCTACCTATTATTTGAAAGTCTGTTCCATCATAAAATAAACTAAATACTTGTCCTGCTAATATATCACCAGACTTTGTGGCTAGTGTTCCGTTTCTTTTAATAGCTTTTGCACCAAGTCCATTTATATTTAATGTTGCCGTTGCTGTACAAGCATTGGTAAATAAAACATCAAATACTTGCCCTAGAGCATAAGCTGTTAAAGCAGGTGTTAATGTTAAGGTATATGAATTTGTACCAGCCGCAGTACCAATATCAGTTCTCTGACCACTAATTCTACCATCTATATCAGATGTAAAAGCTATTGTTCCTGAAGCAGCTTGTAATGTAGCTGTAAAGTCAGCAGCATTTGGTGTGTGTTTCAATAACATTTCACCTGCTAATCCTGTATTAAATCCTAATTGATTAATATAAGCTGTATCACTTGTCTTTTCTTTTTTATCCTTCCCACCTAAAGAAACTGTATTAACTATCCCAACACTTGTAGTTGAATTTTGTGAGGCAACAGTTATAGGATATGCAGGAATGTTTGATGTCGTTGTTGGACCTGCTTCATTATCTTGAATTAATACATCTCCTGATTTTGAAAATCCCGCTTTCAATAATCCAAATGCTGCTGATGCATTTTGCAAAGTCATTGAGGCTAAATTATACACAAAGAAATTAGATGTTGATCCTGCACTTATTGATTGAGTAGCACCATTGTCAAGCATATTGAAAAACGTTGTAATGTGTCCTGCTTGTATTCCGTTTACTGTTGTTAAGTCAAGAAAACTTCCTGTTCCAACTCCTAATGCTGTATGTAATGCCGTATATAAAGCCAACTGATCGTTAACCCCTAAGAATCTAGGATCAAACACTACAACACCATTTTGTGCAATAATCGTTTGTCCATCAAACATTAAATTTCCGTTTGCTAATATTTCGTGAAGTTCATTATTTGCATCAATATCAGAAGTCAAAGCTATGATTCCATTCTTATCAGGAACTTGAAGTGTTCTTGTTGTTGCAGTAGTCAATAATGAAATATCCAATTTAGCTTGTTTACTCTCATCACCTACACTTACAACCACAAACTCTGA